ATGCCTGTGACCTTGAGAATGATTACAGCTAGGGTTCTGCGTGCGATGTCTAACCACATAGGTCAGTCCTTTCGTAGGGGGTAAGTTGCTGCCCAAATAGCGATTGTAATGAGGATGGCCCAACCGACAAAGTCTTTAGCTGTGCCCTCAAGTACGACCCAAGCGATGCCTAAGCCCAGAATTGTCCAAGCTTGTTCTAGTTGGTCTTTGATAAACTTCAAGGTTTCCTACCTGCTAATGCGACCTGGGTGACGATAACAGAGGCAACAATTACTTGCTGTGCCTGTTCTCGTACTTCTGGACTTAGATCCGACCCGATTGAGCGTAGGTTATCTACAAGTTTACTGACTGCCTCTAACGCTAGTTCAATGCTTATTGTTTCCTCTGGCAATTCAGGCTCAGGGGTAGGTTCACTCGGAATTGTCGGCTCTGTGGGGCTCGTAGGGGGCTCAACAGGCTCAGGGGTAGGTGTTATGACCTCTGGGGGCTTTGTGGGCTCTACGGGCTTTACAGGGCTTGTAGGACTAGGCTCTGGTTCTGGCGTGGGTGTGGGGGTAGGTTCTGGCGTAGGTTCAGGGGTAGGCTCTGGCTCTATGGGAGCCACCGGAGCCACTGGCTCAGGCTCTCTGACAACTTCCTCAGTGCGAGCCACATCCTCGGTGCGTTCAACTGTTTGGGTTCGTTCAACATCATCTGTCCTTACTGTCGTTTCAGTTTGTGGTACAGCTTCAGGGCTAGGAGTGGGACTGACAGGACTAGGAGCAATGTACCCAGGATGGTAAAGCAGAGCACTATCCAACACAGTGCCGTCAGCAGATACAACGCCAACAAAAGAGGTGAGCTGGCCAGCATAGCCACCCTCGCAAAAGTGTTGGGCAATGTTGCCTTTATCCAAGAAGTAGTTGTTCTCATTGTTCCATCCAACCTGAAATGTCTGTTGATTACCAATCGAGTCTTGGCAGGTTATAGAGGCCCAAGCTTCAGCACCATAGGCGGGGCTAGGTTGCCAGACCATGAAGAAAAGAAAAAAGCCCACAAGGATTACTCGTAGGCTTTTGTCTTTTGAGAGTCTATTTAGCACTCTTGTTTTTTACCACTTTCGGCGGTCTAGGAGCTTTTGGCTCTGGCTCGTGAACTGGAGCAGGTAGAACTTCACCCGTGTCAGGTGTAGCTAGTCCGACTTCTGCGTCTAGTTCCCACTTAGCGATAGTGGCTTTGACAAACTTTAGAGGGTCTACATAGCCCTTGCCATCTGAGGTCCAGCGTAGAAACTTGCCCTTGCAAATTTCAAAGTGAAGGTGTCTGCCAGCCGATGCACCTGTGTTGCCCATGATGCCCAACCGAGTTCCAGCCTTGACCTTCTCGCCCTTTACAACGGTCAGCGAGTTCTCAACCATGTGAGCGTAGCGGGTTGTGTACCACTCGCCATTTATCTTGGACCGAATGTCTACATACCAGCCGACACCGCCAAGAGATCCGTCTGGGTTCTTAAGCTTTGAGGTTCCAGCAGCAATAACTGTGCCATCGTGCCAGGCTTCATTCCAAATCTTTGACTTTGGACCCCAAAGGTCGTTTCCGTTGTGGTGCTTCTTGTACTTCTCAATAGGATGGATTCTCCAACCGAACGGGCTAGTAATCTTCCAGTCTTTACCAAACTTGCCGTCAAGGGGCATTTGCGGTTTTGTTTTCATCTGTTTACAACTCCAATGATTAGGCCAATAAGGGATACAACTGAGGCTGTAAGTCCTGTGTAAGCAATCTTTTCGATCCAAGCAAGCCGAGCTAGTGTCAGCTCTACCTCTCTGAGTCGGTCAGGTACTTGATCCAGGTGATTCAGCTTTTCCAAGATTGCCACAAGGGTTTCCCCATGCTCAAGTTGCTTGGCGTAAATTGCTTGCTGGGTTATGCGTACCCCAGTTGTTTCCTCAGCCATTAGTTTTCAGTTTCCTCGACTGGAACTGTTATCTTGCCGTCAGGCAATAAGTAAGCTGCGGGATTTATGTCAAGGCAAAAGTCAAGTGCCTCAACCTGGCTAATGTTTGTAAAGTTCCATGCTGTTAGCTGTGACTCGTCTTGTGGCTCTGTGACATAACCAAGGATAGTTCCGTTGTCCTCGGCTTGACCAGCAACCCAACCACCCTCAGCACCATAGCCAAGCTCGGCAATCCTGTCCTCTGGGCCAGTTCCATAGTTAGGGTCGGTAAAGTTTAGTTTCCAGGTTGCGTAATTCATGCGAGTTCTTTCTTTGTCTTTTCAACTTCTGCAACAAAGGCATCAAGCACCCCAGCCTGTTCCATAGCTTCGATGTGTGCAGGGTTTACGCTTGCTCCACCCATCAACATCGCTTTGGCGTTGTTAGTCAGTCTGGCTTGCCAGTAGTTAGGTTGAGCTGCCTCAATTTCATCACGAGTGTATTTGTGTGTAAAGGTGTCAAAGATTTCTAGTAAGTGCTTCATCTCTCGCTCGGCTCCGACCATAGCAAAAGAAGTTTGAGCAAGCCCTAGTTCAACCTCTTGTGCTTTTAGTTCGTCTAGTTCATCGCCTGTTGCTCTAAGCTTTGCGATTTTCAATTCTGACTTTTTTACATTTATTACAGCCAGCTTGTATTTATAGATCGCGTCTTGTAGTTCAAGAACTGTCTGGTAATACTGCATTTCAACAGTTGCGTGCTGACCCAAAACAAAACGCTCTAATTGAAAGCGTGAGCGTGGCTGCTGGACTTCTGCGATTGCCTTGTTTATCTCGTCAAACATTAGAACACCCCTTGGTTAGACATACCTGCTGGTTGCGAAACAGCAGTCGCAATCCCAGTACCAAGGCTAGTTCTACTGTCATCAGTAAACGAGAACCTATCTACTGTCGCGACACGAACAGTCTCGAATCCACCGCCAACATAACCAGCTATACCTGAATTAGACATTTGGGCTGACTGTGCTCTGTTTCCTGATAGACCAGTTCCCAGTGTCGTTCTTGTATCGGAAGGAAAAGCAAATTTATTCACTGTTGCGACATTACCACCGCTTGCCTCTCCAAGAGCTACATAACCAGCCACTCCTGAATTAGAAAAGCCAGTTGCGTAATAGCAGGCAGCCGATAAACCAGTGCCAAGAGTAGTTCTTGTATCTGCTGGAAAAGCAAACTTATCTACTGTCGTAACGAGTGAGCTACCAGTGAAACCACCAGCAACATAGCCAGCAACAGCAAAATTAGACATAGAAGCTGGCCCTGATATACCAGCAGACAAACCAGTTCCAAGACTAGATTTAGTATCTGCTGGAAAAGCAAACTTATCTACTACTGTTTGTCTAAACGGCCCAGCCCTAAGTCCACCAGCGGTATAACCAGCGACAGCCGCATTAGAAAAGCCAGTAAGCGACCAAGCAGCAAAAGATAAAACAGCGGCAAGAGTTGTTCTACTGTCGGCAGGGAAAGTAAATTTCTCTACTGTATCTGTCTGCGAAGTTATGTTACCCCCAGCCAAATAACCAGCGACCCCTGAATTGTCAAAAGACCCAAGACTATCTTTTCCAGCTGCTAAGCCTGTCCCAAGAGTTGTTCTTGTTTCTGCTGGGAAAGCGTACTTATTTACTGTCGCAATGTTAGAGCTTCCATTGTTACCACCACCAATGTAGCCAGCAACACCTATGCGAGAGGGTCCAGCCCCAGCAGCACTAAAAATACCTAACGCTGAGAGAGTCATTAGACTGCCGTTGCGTTACCAATAATGCGGTAAGAGTTAGAAGCAACACAGATCACAGATACAGCGTCATAACGCTGACCGATCTTGTAAGCGGTTCCAGCGGTTCCTCGACCTGCAAGGCTTGTGGCTGTGCCATCTCTGGTAATCGTGACAGTTCCAGCACCATCCTGCAAGATGTCCACACGCTCGCCAGCCTGGAAAGCTGTGGCTGTTCCGATAGTCACTGTGACTGCCGAGGCATTGTCAAACTCTAGGATCTTGTAGCGGTCAGAGGTTAGGACTGTATAAGAGGCAGCAGTAGAGGCAGTGAGTGAAATCTCATTTGACAGATATTGATTGACATCTGCGGCAGCGAGCACCTCGCCCGCTGTAAAGGTTTTTCTTGGCATTGGGTTCCTTTGTTGTTGTTTTTAGTTTACTACTCGTAGGCAAGGCGGTCATTGTCCAGCTCACCGAGGACTGGGTTGTCAAGGATGAAGATGGCAAAGTCAAGGCGTTCTAAGGCAAAGGTTATGTTCTTGCTGGTTGAGGTCCAATCGTGGCTTATGCCGATGATTCTCACATACTGCTCGATTGCTGGTGGGATGTCTGAGGGCTCAAACCTGACAAGCACAATGTCACCAATCTCAAGATCGAGGACTGCATCCTGGTTGGCCTCGGTAAGGGTGTCCATAACTACTGTCAAAGACTCAAAGCGATACTGAGGTTCCTTGAATCGAGCAAGCAAGTAATCTGCCAAGAACTGCAACTCAGACTGGCTCGCAACTAGCAGGTTGCTCTGAGAGTAGCTTCGAGGTCCATAGACAGTCTGCGACTCAGTATCGGCAGCCGAGGCCTCAAGGACAGGGCTACCAGCGTTGCTGATAAGGATGCGGTTGTAAAGGTTCTCAGATCCATACACATTGTTTACGCTGGCAAACTGGATGCCTGTGTAGGCACCTGCAACTACCTCATCGCTGAATACTAGGTTAGGCGTGTTAGGCACAGCGTTTCGCTCGCGGAATACGACCTTGCCATCCTTGCCAATAAACAAGTCACCAAACTCTGAGTTGCTTACAAGTTGCAGATACTCAAGCACCGAAGTTCCCTCAGCCACAAGGGCTCCCAGCATTGTTGAGTTGCCGG